ATCGCAGCCGCCTTTGGCGTCAGGTTTCAACCCAAGTTCACACCCGCCGAACCCCTCGACGAGTATGTTGTTGAACACCGCCGAACGGATGATGGGAAAGTTGTTGTTGTCGGCGACATAGCGCAGCACCTGGGTCGCCGCATCCGCCTTATCGTCGTCTGTCGGCGTGCGCGGAAACGCTTTCGGGTCAGTGCGCGCCTTGCGTTCCAGCCCGCACAGCAGATCCAGCTTGCGGCGACAGTAGTTGATCGTGGTGACGGGTTGCCCGCGGGCGCGCAGCGCGTCGACCTCGGCCTGCGTCCACTGCCGGCTGTCGACGTAGTCGCGATCACGCTCGGAGGCGTCGCGGCTGTCCATCGAGGACCGTTCGGCCTCCTCGAACCAGCGCACGGCGCGCCGGTGCAGATCCCAGATGTCGCGCGGATACTCGTCGGCATTGCCGGCGCCGGACAGGCCAACAGCACCCGCCGGCTCGTCGCGATCGCCAGTGCCGGTCGGGATGGTGTCGCCGCCGTCGGTGGTGACGTTGCGGCCCGGCTGTCCCGCGAGGCTGCGGTTGGGCGGCAACAGCAATGCGAGCGCGCTATCGGACATGGCCGGTCGTCACTTGCCTCGAGCGCGCGACGTCTTGCGGGCCTGGCTCAGGGCCACGGCCACAGCCTGGCGCTGGTCGCGGATCACCGGCCCCTTCTTGCTGCCGCTGTGCAGCTCGCCGGCGCCCCACTCGTGCATCGTCTTGGCCACCTTGCGCTCGCCCTTCGGCCCGATGCCCTCGGTGCTCTTGCCCTTGCCGGCCATCAGGACTGATCCCCACTCCCGCGACTGCCCTTCGGCTGGCGGTTGCTGAGCGTCTGCTTGCTGGCCATGCCGCTGTCCGTGTTGCGCATCGAGCCCTTGGCCTCCCAGGTCTTCGCTGCCGGGTGCGGGTTCTGCATGCGCGGCATCGACGACCGCTCCGCGAAGTCCTGCTTCGGCAGTCCTGACGGGGTCGCCATCGGTGAGCGAGCCATGCTGTAGCCTCCTTCTCCAGATGATGGGTAGATCGAACAACGACATCAGGTGTCGATTGCCGGCGGTTTCGCCTTCAGCACGGCATCGCCAAAGTCGCGGAACCAGCCCGCCAGAAACGCCACGCGATCGGCCTCGGTGCGCAGTGCCTCGCCCTGCATCTCCATGGCGTCGTAGAGCCGCCGCGCCCATTTCTCGGGATCGACGGCGACCTCGCGCTGGAACTCAGCGCCGGACAATGGTTGCTCAGTCACTGGGATAGTCCTGCGGCACCTTCGGCCACTTCTTGTCCATGCCGGGCGCTGGCAGGCCGTAGCCGCCCTGGGTGCGCGATGCCGTCTGGCTGCCCATCGGTGGCCGCGGCTGCCCCCTGGCGTTGCTGCCTTCCGGCGCCAGGCCATAGCCACCCTTGGGCCGTGACGGTCCCGGCATGCCATCCGGTGGCAATCCGTATTTGCTCGCCATTACGCTATCCTCCACCGCTCCGGTTCGCTCTCCCGCTCAGCACGCTGGAATGCCCGCGACCAGCTATCAATCACCGGCTCTTCCTTCATGTCCTGCACGAAGGGTCTCGACATACAGGCGTATCTACACTCATCCACCGCGTGGTCTTCCGACTCAGTATCGATATCTTCGGGCCGCGCATCGTCATGCTGCATTGCCGGCAGGGTGCGGATCAGATCCCGGCAGGTCGAGAACATGAGCAACATCGGGCCGCCCTCTGCATCGCCAATCAACCGCGAGCGCACCTGATCCCAGCCGCCCATGGCACCGCGCTGCGGCACCCGCTTGTTGTCCGCCGCCCGGAACACCACGCCCTGCAACACCATCCGGTGCGCGATGCTGGGGCCGCCGTCCTCGGCGAAGATCGCCGGATCAGCCACGCCCACCATCGGCGTCGGATCGTCCTCCTCACGCAGCCGGATGCCGCGCGCAACCTCCTCCGCCGTCATCCGCAGCCCGACATTCGGCTCGCCCGGCTTCATGCCATACCACTCGCGGTATCTGACGAGACACCCGCGCGGGATGTCCGGCAGCGTGCCATCCGACACCGCCCACCAGCCGACACTGAACGGTCGCGCCGAACCCCAGTCGAAGCTGCGAAACCGCGCCCAGTGCTCCGGCAGCGTGCGCGGTGCAATGACGTGCCGGTCCATGCTGAACTCGGGGAAAAAACTTCCGGCTACAACTGACCAATCACCGTAAAGCCACGCACGGACAAGTTCAGGGCTGCCTGATGCTTTCAACCTCTGAACGTAATCGTCCCCAAGGTATTTATTGTCGGTGACACGAGATGGCAGATAGATGCGCTCGAGGCCGGTGACCTTGTCTTTGATGATCTTCCAGCCGGTAGGAGCAGGATCAATGTACCGAGCCTTACACCAGTGATGGCCAGGACCGCCGGGATTTCCTGTTAACCGCATCCCCACCGGCACGCCGGCGCCACTCCTTAGTGTCGCCATTAGTTTCATAATAGGCGTTGGACTAGGAAAATTTCCACATTCTTCTACATAGCATCTGGTGTACGAATGGCCCTGGAACTGTTCCGCGTCTGCATCGCGTTCCAAATACGCGAACGTCAGCCGCGCGCCGTTGGACATCGTGATGCGCATTGGGTTGTAGGTAAGCTGCGCACCGAGTTTACCGTAGATCACTCGCGCCTGTTCAAATAGTTCCAGCAGCTCTGTCCTACTGCGACGAACCATTAGGCCAACCGCATCTCGGCCATAGTCGTTCGCATGAATTGCCCAGTCGCCAAGCACCGCAAAGCTCTTCCCTCCGCCCCGTGCGCCTCCCCCGAATATTTCGAACACGGGACAGTTGACGAACGCGGCTTGGAATCCCGGCTGAGGCTCCCATGCTGTTTGGACATAAGCCATCAGGCTTCCGCGCCTTGGTTTCGGTTCGTCATCTGTGGTAATTTGCGGGGCAGCATCAGTGTGTCACCACCGATGCTGTCCCTGACCAATGATCCCGTGCGAGGACCAACGGCTATGCCTAAATGGACCCGAGAAGCCCGTCTTGCCTATATGCGCGTTTGGAACGCAGAGCACCGCGAATATTACAAGCAATGGCGACGGAAGAACCAACATAAGGAGCAGACCTACAAGAAGACGCGTAGGAAGAAAGATCTTGCCGCTCAGGACATCTTGGCCGGTCGGCCCAGACCTACCATCTGCGATATTTGCGGTGGTGCTTCTGGCGGCAACGGCTACCACGGCAATATTGTCTTTGATCATTGCCACCAACACGGCCACTTCAGAGGCTGGTTGTGCGACCGATGCAACAAATTCCTCGGCGCGGTAGAGGATGACGCTGACCTGCTTCGAAAGATGATCGCCTACCTGGAACGCCACAAGGGAAACAGCTCGCCACAACTGAGCCTGCCCGGCGTGTAAGGGTCAGTCCTGCGGCTCCCATGCGGTGGGCCTCTCGTCGCTCATTGGCTCGGCTGCTGTTGTTGCGTGCCGGCGGCTGCCGCGCCGCCTCCAGCCATTAGGCCGGCGATGCCATACTTGCGCAAGATGGCGATGGTGTTGGCGTCGAAGATGACATGGTTCGACGTGCCTTCGCCCGCTGCGCGCGAGCCCTGGTCGAGGTAGCGGATGCCGGGGATGCCGGCTGCATGCAGTTGTTGCGCCGCCGTGGTCTGGCTTTCACCGAAGCCCTGCCGTCTCATCTGCAATCCCACCGCAGCCTTGTGGATTTGCTGGCCGGTCGGGTCTGTTGGATTATCGCCGTATTTGACCGCTGCGGCGAGTTCCGGTGAGTTCCGCACCGCACCCTGCACATGCTGGCTCTGCTCGCTCAGCGGCTTGTCCCAGTCGAGGAAGTGCGCCGGGTCGGCGTTCACCTGCACCTCATACATGTGGCCGAGGTTGGTTCTCTGTTCCATCAAAGCATCATATTGCGCCTTCAGTTCGTATCCCTTTGGATCGTTATACTTCCCGTATTGTCCGGTGCTGTATTGATCCATCTGCTTTGAGAGTTGAGAGAGTTGCGTATTGATCGCGTCCACCTGGGCGTCCGCTGCTGGTCCCGCCATCTTGTAAGACTGCGCCACCGCCTCATTTCCCGCAGTGTACAGCCCATGCCCGTACGCCTGCACGCCCTCGCCGGTGCCGATCTTGGAGGTGTCGAACGCATCGAAGCTGTGCGGGCTGCCGTGATACGCCGTGAAGCCTGGAGCAGCGTCGCCTGGCGCCGTGGTGCCCATCATAATGCCCTGCGCCGTCTGCTGCGCGGCGTTCACCACGCCGGCCGGTGTGATCCCCTGCGGCCCCCACAGCCCCTGCTGCGCGCTGATCGCCCGCTGCTGGTTGATCCAGTCCTGCGCCGCCTGCGTGTTGTAGCTCCATGCATCCGCCAGGCTCGGCGTCGGCCCCAGCGGGTTGGGCGGCGGCGATGCCGCCTGTATCCCTGGCCGCATCAACTGATTGAAGTCGTCCGCCATCCATTTAGCGTGCCGGCGCCGTCACCACCACGCCATTGCTCGGCGGTGCCTGCGTGGTGCCCACCACGTTGCTCGCCGACACGACACAGGTGGCAGTGCCACCGTCGTCCGCCGCCGTGACGGTGTAGGTCTCGCTGTCCGTCCCAACGTCTGCGCCGTCCACCGTCCACTGGTAGGCATATGCAGTCGGTTCGTTCTCCCAATTGCCCATGGTGCAGGTGAGAGTATCGCCCGCTTGGGACGCGTATGGCACGTCGACATTGACCGGTGGCTCAGTCGCCGGTGGCGCTGGCTCTGACGCCGCTTCCGAGCCGTTCGGATCGTGCGGATCGAGGCCCAGTTCCTGATACCCCGCGGCGAGATGGACCATGTTCGCAGCCTCGTGCCGGTAAATGCCCTTGGCACCCTGGGCCGCAGTGCCAGTCGGCTCCAGCACCACCTGGGCTCCCACCGTCCGGGCAATGGCGGCGTCGTCGACCGGCGGCACATAAGCCGTTGTGCGTATGTCAGCCATGCTGCGTTACCTCGCCATCACTGCTATATGCGGACTGTTCCCTGCTGACGCGGGGATGGACCGATGGACACCGCGGCGCGTGACAGCGACACCGCATGTTCCCTGCGGATGCGGGGATGAAACCATCAGTCGGCGGATGCGGTGGCTGCCAGTTGCTCCTGGCAGCACCGTGCCGCCGCGTCATACGCCCAGGCGCGTGTGCCGGATCTGACCGAGGCGGTCGCGCGTCCGGTCACGCGGTAGACGTACGAGGTGCTGCGCAATCGCTCGGCGGTGGCACGGAACTCACGCGCGCACGCCGCCAGCTCGTCGCATTC